CTACCAAGGTTACATTAGCGGAAGCGCAATGACAGCGGGTAACAGCAACGCAGTCAGTTACACCTTGTCTAATGTTTTCGAGAAGTGGAAAGAAGGCAAACCAAACCGCTACAGCGAGGAATCCCACTTAGCTGATCAGCCTGGTGACCACATCATGAGGATGGTCGGACAAATGGCCGAACGTCCAATCTACTGGGGAGCAAAGCAAGATGCCCTCCCGTTTGCGAGGTACTAATGAGAGTCAACGATTGGCCCACCGCCCTTTACGAGCTCATTGAAGAATATCGATTTAAGGAGTTTCAATGGGGCGAGCACGACTGCTGTTTGTTCGCTGCGGACTGCTGCATTGCGGTTTGCGGAACAGATCCAGCGGCGAGCTACCGTGGGAAATACACAACCGAGATAGGCGCCAAGAGAGCTCTGAAGCAGCAACATGGATCAATAGAAGGGGCGTTCGACGCTTGTTTTTCTCGCGTTGACGCTAACCTTGCGCAGAGGGGCGACGTTGTACTTTTCGACGGGGACCTTGGGCCGACCGCTGGCATTCAAGGCCCGGAAGGTGTAGTATGGTCAGTCGGGCTCAACGGCTTAGCTACTATAAGGCCCGATGTCAAGGTCGCTTGGAGAGTCGAATAAATGCCACCAGTAGCAATAGCAGCAGCAGTGGTCGCGGGTGCAGGCGCAGCCGCCGCAGGTGTAACCTTAGCAACCGCTGTTGCTATCGCTTCAGTGGCTTTTTCTGTCACTGCTGCACTCACAACGAAGACACCTTCTTTTGACAGCTACGCAAGCCCCCAGGAGAGAAAACAAGTCTTGCGTGCAGCAGCAGCACCTAAGCTGGCAATTTACGGCGAGGTCATGGGCTCCGGTGTTTTGTTCTTCGCAGAGGAACAGCCCGGTGAGCAAGACCAGGACGAACTTCTTCACATGTGTATCGCTATCGCGGGACACGAAATTGACGGCATCGGTCAAATCTACCTCAACGACGAGCCCATTGAGTCGTTTGGCGAGTATGTAACCTGGGAATTGCACAATAACAGGCAAGTTGCTGACCCCTTCCTTCTGGAAAACTGCCCGAGCTGGTCTTCAGACATGATCGGCAAAGGGATTGCCTTTCTTCGCATTAGCCTGAAGTTCAACGCCGACAAGTTCCCCAATGGGATACCAAACATCAAGCTTGTCAAGAGGGGGTACAAGGTACTCGACCCTCGCACAGGTTTGACGGCATGGAGCGCAAACAGCGCCCTGGTTTATTTGCACTATCTTAAAACCTTCTGTGATGTTAAAGATACAGACATCCTTCTTGAACAGTTCAAGAGCTGTGCGAACATCTGCGACGAGCTTGTCAACACTTCCGCAGGGACTGGTGTTCGCTACCGCACACACGGTGAGTTTGATTTCAACGAAAGCCGAACCAAGGTTATGGAAGCCTTATTGTTGTCTTGCGCAGGTGACAGGGTTTACACAGGCGGAAAGCACGGGATGATTGTTGGAGCTTATCAAGGGCCAGCGACCCTGGAGCTGCACAGCCGCCAGGTCATCGGCGACATACAAATTACACCAGAGACAGCAGAAAGGGACCGTTTCAACACTTACAAGGGCAAATTTATTAATGCCAAGGAGAAGTGGATTGAGGCTGACTTCCCCCCTGTGCAAGTCGCAGAGTGGGTGGCACAGGACGGTAAAGAGATATCTAAAGACATCGATTTCCGATTTGTCAGCAACGAGTTCCAAGCACAGCGAATCTGTTCAATTAAGATGCGTCGTACTCGCGTCGGTTCGATTTTGCAAGTCCCCATGAACTATAGCGGGTTCTCTTACCGACCTGGGATGAACATCAAAGTTTTCATCCCTGAGCTTGCAATTGAAGGCGTAGAGTACAGAGTAGACTCCTGGTCGTTTAGCGTCTTGGGCGGGGTTAAGCTTATCCTCATTCAAGACAATGTGCAAATGTATGGCGATATTCCAGGCCAAGCTGTTGTCCAGCCGCCAATCACCAACCTGCCCAGCTCTGGCCCGCCCGCCCCCAGCAACCTGAGATACACTGCGCGACCTGTCGGTGACGTTGTGCAAGGCCTCCTTTCTTGGGGCAACTTTGGCAATCAGGTTGCCGATAATGTGGTTACAATCTATCGAGCGGGGGTCTTGCAATATAGTGTCCGCACACCCGCAGATGAGTGCATCCTGTCGGGGCTTACTGTTGGCACCTACGAAGCGCGAGTGCAAGCTATTGCAGCCAACGGTGTGGGCTCCGACATAAGCACGCTGGCGTTCACCGTCGCTGCGCCTGCTGTGCCCACAGCAATTGAGTTCATCACCGACAACTGGTCGCTCCAGCTGATACCCAAGTTTAACACTCAGCTCTCTTTCGGTACGATCTGTGAATTTTATTATTCAACAGTAGACATCCCAATAGGGCAAGTGGAGGCGACGGCGTTCAACTTGGGTATGGGCACGACACTGATGCACTCAGGTTTGCAGCCCGACACCACTTACTACTATTGGGTTCGCTCAATTAACGCTTACGGCAAGTCTGCTTTTTTTGCTGCCAATGCAAAAACAACTTACGACATTGATTCTATTTTAGACGCAATGGACGGGCAGATTGGCGCAGAGCACTTGCAAGAAGAGTTGCGGACAGAAATTGAGAAGATTCCTGGTCTCGAAGATGGTTATAACGAGATTTTAAAGATCACACCTACGTTATCGCAACTGACCTCCGGGTTGCAAAGCAGTTACTATGAGAGCGGCAAAGCAGCCTTAGAAGCTGCGACCGCGAACTCAGAGGATGACGCCAAGAAGCGCGTCTCAATAGGGCAAGCTGCCAGATCCATAACAACTGTCGCAAATGAGCAAAAGGCGATGGGTAAGATTGTTGATCAGACAACAGCAGAGCTCACGACTACAAACAGCAATCTAAACCAAACAAACAGCAATCTAAACCAAACAAACAGCAATCTAAACCAAACAAACCGCAATCTACAAACAAACATCGCTCAAACGCAGACTATCGCTGAATCTGTTGTGACGTTAGAGGGCGAAGTTCGCGCCAGCTGGTACACAAAAGCCCAAGTCAATGGGGTCGGTGGAGGGTTCGGTCTCGAAGTTGTAATGAATCCAGACGGAACGGTCATGACCTCCATGGTTGTGGACTCAGACGTCTTTGCTGTTCTTTCCAGGGCCCATGGTGCTACCAGTGCCCGCAACCCGTTCATAGTTAAGAACGGAACAGTCTACATGAACCACGTAATGATGGACACCGCCGAAATTGGCACCGTCATTGCTAAGTATATCAACGTCACGTCATTGAATGCAGTGACAATTACAGCTAGTACAATAAGCGCCAGCACACTGAACGGCAACACTATCAACGCAGGCACCTTGAACGGTACGGCGATCAACGGTGGCAGCCTATCCATCGCTAACAGATTTACAGTAGACGCAAACGGCAATGTGGTCATAAGAAATGCACCAAACGGAGTCGGCATGACGCTGACAAACAACCGAATCGACATCTATGACGACACACCAATTCTTCGCGTTCGAATAGGTCTTCTCTAATGGCGTACGGTGTTCAGGTTTTTGATGTATCGGGTAAGCTGGTGGTAGGTTTCGATAACCCCACCACTATCATAGACACGGTCACACGTCAAAATGGCGTTGTCAGTTACGACCCGCCTATTGTTACAGGCTTCACTGTCAAATTTAGCGACTCTTTATCAAAGTCTTATGCGCAAAGGTCTGGGGTGAGTCGTCTTGTTTGCGTCGGAATGTACAACGCAATCTCCCAGACCAACAGCCTTCCTTACTGCGTAGGCTGGACAGTTCTGGAGGTCGGTTAATGGCATATGGTGCAATACTCAACGATCAAAACGGTAGAACTTTTGCCCGAATAGACGGTGGGGAGTCCTATCAGTATTGGGGGCGTATCGACATCGGTGGGCTTAACCCTACGTTTCAAGAAGCCAGGTTGTTTAACATACCCGTTAGCGTACCGATCATTGTCTTTATCTACTGCGAATTTAACGGCAACGAGGACTGGCAGTCGCGCGTGGGCTCGGCAGAGCTTAGGCAAAGGGACGGGTACTGGATTGCGCGAGCGCGTCGATCTAACATTGGGCAAGTTCAACCCTCTTTCGTTTCTGCAAGTTTTTATGTCTTTATTCAAGCGAGGCACATGCCAGCACTTGCGTACGGTATGCAATGCTTCAACTCAGCAGGGACCAAAGTTTTCGACAGCTCGCGCGCTTTACTACAAATTTGCGGAGTGGGCGAGGGTGGATTGGTAACCACAGGTTCTGCTAGCTTCTTCAACAGGACACCAGCAAAGTGCGCTTCTGCTTACAGCGCGACAACAAAGCCTTTTTACGTCGTTGTTCGAGGTGTAGCATACTGGGCGATAGTAACTTACTTCGGTACGACCACTGGAGGGAGTCTAGCAGGCTTCACAGGTGTCATAAACTACCTCGACCAGGGAGGTACACAACCCCCTTCAAGGGGTCAGTTCAATAATGTTGCCTTGATCGACGCAGGGTATTATGATCAATTCCCTAATTTAGGGTTCTGGTAAGGAGCTAACATGAGCTTGTGGATGAAGACGGGTACGATAGCGGTCACCATAAACAGCAAAAAAGTTACAGGCACGGGCACGACGTTTGCAACTTCTGCTATCCCCGCTCGCCCGGGGCAGCCTATAATTATCAACAACGTGTTCTATGAGATAGAGAGTGTTGAAAGTGACACTGTTCTATGGTTAGCCACCAATTACGTTGCCTCTTCTGCAACAGGTGTCGAGTATTCCGTCATGACCACAATGGAAGGCAGCTTCAACGACCTTGCTCGGCGTGCTGCCCAGGTTATGGGCTACTACCAGGGGCAGCTGGACACGCTGAATGCCCTGATGGCCGGTACCGGGAACGTCACCGCGACCCTGCCTGATGGGACTGTGGTGACCCTGCCGACGTGGAGTGAACTGACCAAAATTGAAAGCATCAAGCCCGGCACGATGCAAGGACCAATGTCTGTTGCAAACATGAAGAGTGCAATAAAAGTTGATAACCAGCGGTCTATTTCATATCAAGACCAATCTGGTACTGTTTTTCATCAAATGGCGATAGCCGACTCTTTAAGAGTTGCTCACGGATTGAGTGGCCAAAACCCCATTCTTGACTTCAACTTAAGTGCAATTGAAGCTTACACGGCATTCTATGCTAAATTTGCTCTGATTTCTCAAAACAGAGCTAGAACGAACTGGCTGGGCCTTGAGACGCCAGAGGCGGCTGACCCGTATATTTCAGCAAAAGCTTACAACGTAGGTGACACCATTATTGCAATTCAATTCCCTTATAACTCTGTGGAATTTCCTCTCAAGTCTGTTTTCAAAAACCAGACAATAAACACCTACAATTACTCCCGTTCGTGGACGTCCTACGGCGCTGCAAACTACAGTTGCTCTGAATTTTCTGCTGACCACGGTGTCTTACACGCGGCGCTCAGCTATCCTTTTAAGATTCCAGGGGTGTACAGTGTAGACATGTATCTCGGCACTTATGCTGAAAATACTAATGCTTCAAACCTCTTCCACGTCTTGGGTTGCACAGATGGTGGTAATTACAACCCTAGCTGGTGGTTTGGTCTAAGTGGAAACCTTCGGTACTACGCCGCTGTCGGTGCAATTGGAGTTATCAATACTTCAAGCCCGATGACGGGCCCATCCTTTACACCGACTTCAGACTCCCGGTTAAAACCGGAAGAACTGAGGGAAGCAATCAAAGAAGCTAGCTCTTTCCTTCGTAAACAGAAACCGATGTATTTCTTTAAAAAGTATGCCATCGACTCTGAGCAAGGGTTCTACGAGTTTGGTTTCATTGCCGACTTTGTTGAACAGGACGAGCCTCGTTTGGTCTTTGAGTCTAACGACGAGCACCATATTAAGCACTTAGCGATCACAGGGATGATTCCCCACATCGTTAAGGGGTGGCAGGAACATGATGATCGTTTGGACAAAGTTGAGAAACTTCTGGAAAGTATAGATCTGAGGTTGAAAGCAGCAGGTATTTAAAAGGGGCCGAAAGGCCCCTAATTCTTTATTTAGCAGGAGAGTTTCGATCATAACCGGACAGGATTGCTTGCTTGTAAAGCAAATTGATCTTGCCGTCGCGCAGCAAACCGTCGAGAGTCTGCTCCAAGTCCTTGCGTGCTACACCTCTTTCCTTGTACTTAACGCCCAAGGACACACCACTCAGCGTTAAGCACGCATCGCTTACAGAGTGCTCCGGCGCAGCTAAGGGGCCTCGCTTCCAGTATTTGCACACTTCGAGAAACATCGGCCATGACAGCACCTGTTCTCACAATGCTCCAGCTAGCGAACAAGCAGCTGAGCATGAGCAGCCAGAACCAGTAGTCGATGTCTTTGATCAGTTTCACTAAATTAAGACCTTTCCAGATCTTACGCATCGTGGTTACCATTACGCATACCCCATTTCGGCCAAGTAGCCGTTTGCTTTGTCAATGTAAATTTGGTGACACAAGTCCGCTGGAATACCTTCGACAAGTTCCATCATTGGGACTGCCTTGTCACTGTTCGCAACTTTGTTACCGGATAAAGCATAGACCATTTCGTGAGTCTCCCCTTCCGAGTAATACCAGCGAACAACCTTGCCTAAGAAGTCCCCGTTATGGTAAGCCCCTCCTTTGACCTGGCGAACCACCATAAACTTGCGGATATCTGTACAGCTCCTAATAGTATCTTCGACGGGAACGTTCTCGGCAAGTTTCTTTTTGACAGCTTCGAAGATTATCTCGCCGGTTGGGTTCTTCTGCAATCCAGTTTCTGCGAACCAGCCCTTTGATTTGACCTTACCTTTTTCGCAGATTGCAACGTAGTTATTCACGTTCGCAGAATAAAGGTGGGTGTAGAAGTTAGACTCCATATTGAAGCCTGTCCGTCGCTCCCACTGCCCTATCAAAGCCTCAACCATGGGTTCTTGCTCGATTGCATAATCCAGAACAATACCGTCTGTGTTTGCAGATAGAACGCTGATACCGTTGAGCTCCATATCTTCAATGAGCATAAGCAGAGACAACTGACCCGTTAAGGTTACTTGTATCAGCATTTCTGGAGCATAAAACAGTGACCACATTGAGCCCAGTTTGCCAAAGAAGCCGTTAATCACGATCTTAAGTGTCTGGGCGGTGCTATCGTCACCTTTATGCTTTGCATTGATACGGCGATTAACTATCTTGTCGAGTATTCGCAGGCACATTTCTGTGAGGTGTTTGGGGAATAGCCTTTCGTTCAGGATAATACGAGGATAAAAGGATGTAACGTCGACGTCACGTTTTCGACGACCCTTACGAAGAGGGTGCGCTGACTTCTTTTCGCTCGAGTGCAAGCCACCTATCCCCATGCGGTAAACGCCGTTCGCAATCAAGATCTTGAGGTTGTCCAGCTGCCACGGCATTTGCACAGTGCCGTTCTCTTCAATTACAAAGTTACAACTTCGTATGACGTCAACAACACTCTGCATCATAGCAGTTCTGAACTGCATCCATCGCGGGAACTGATACTTAAACCTCTTACCAACTTCCACAGGAGGCCTTCCCACCCTTCGCTTCAGGGCGCTCATAAGTTCGCTGCGAATGACGTCTTCTGCAATTTGGGGGTCGGAGCGCGAACGCAAGTCGAGTCCGTATTCTTTACCCAAGATGATGCGTAAATCTATGTCTTTCTTGACAGCGAAGTAGATGCTAGCAGTGCAGTCCAAGTCGTTCACACAGTAGTGGCGAACAATAAGCATGTGGTTCCCTGTCAGGAGCATGTTCGGTGGGAACGGCAAGTCTTGCAGGCGCTTCTGGTGCAAGCGGGCAGCCCGCACTTTCAAGCCGCCAGCCCCAGGGCAAACCTCCATTAAGTCAATGTGGTTAAGGTTAAGTTTCTGGAGCTTGTTTACTTTCAACAAGTCGCCAGGTCGCCAACCCTCTTCGATCAGTTGCGCAGTGGCTTCTTTTAGCTGGCCGTTAGTGCGCCCCGCGAGAGCCAACGTGAGAATAGGAACGTCGTACCCTATTCCGTTGAAAGAAATGAGAAGCAGGTTGCGGACAACATAGTCGAGCCATTCCAAGTTCAATGGGCACCCCAGATACATTTCAAAGTATATAACCCTGTCGGTTATGATGCTTTTGAACGCTATTAAGAAATAATTGGGGTAGCACTCGATATCGTAAACGTGCGGCTCCTTGTCTGCTATCGCTTGCTGCAACGTCTCCAGGGTGTGCATGTTGTAGCGTGCATTCAGCGCTTCCTGTAGCCCGGGCAGGTAGTCTGGGCGCTCCCAAACGCGGGCAGGTGGTGTTCTTTTTACTTTCTCTTTCTTCACCTTCTTCGGTGCAGGCAAATCGCACCAGAAAAGCCCAATTGCATCTGCTCTCATATGTGCTGACCCACAATCACTCCACGGAAATTCGGACCGTAAAACGGGCACGGTTTGGGATACAGCGTTAAGTCTGCTTTATCCACATTGTCCTTGAGAAGCATTAACATATCGATCGCATAACATCCTCGCAAGCTTACGTCTTGTATGGCACAACTCGCACCTTCACTTTCATCTAAATGGGTGCGCATCGTTCCATCTTCGAGAATTATGCGCCCGTTATCAGTAGCGAAAGGCTTCAATCTTGTCATTGCGTCGAACAACATAGGGTCTACAGTCTGAGGGTTTCCACCTTCTACTGTCAGTATCTTGTCAATGGTAGAAGGCCACATGTTCTCCATCAAAGTGCTCTTGAGCCAACACCCAGACTCATAATGGAACGTGATGGAATTGTCGACGACTTGAATACTATGAGGTGTCTCCTTGATCTTGCAAAGAGCTTCGACAGCCTCAGACGACAAGACCGCATCCAACGGGAAAGGTGTGCCGAACCAGTATTGGACCATTGTCACGTTGTTGGTCGCATACGCGCAACCCCCTTTGAGTAGTACCGACATCGAGAACCGACGGGCCGCATCTGTCCCCATATAAGGACTGACAGTGCGCAAAGCTTTGAGCAACTCCTCCCCTTTAATGGGAATAAGTTCACCCTCGGGCTCCGTGTGTGCACCGATCTCGTCTGTGCACGGGATGTTTGCTTTGAAACCGCCGGAGCGCACGGACAGCTTGCCGGATGGCAACAGCGTTAACTGAGTCGCCTCCTCGCAGTTAGCAATAGCTTTTACCATAGGGATGGCTTGCGGTGCGCACTCGAGGCCCAAGGGCAAGGGGGCGGCTAAGGATATAATCCCGTTAGTGCCGCGAACATACCCATCCTTGATCAGGAAGTGGGTGGCACCGGGAACGAAAGCACGTTTGCCAACAGCAGCGGCGGCAAACTTCAAAGCATCAAGCATCTCCATCCTCCCTTCTTTCGAGAACTACAATAGACAAATAAGGTTCTTTAAAATCAACCTTTCGAACGTGCACAACCGTAAATTGGCGATCATACATGTCGCACAACTCACCTAGCGTGAACAATACAAAGTGCCGACCGAGCTGATTAGCCATCAGAAAAGCTCCTGTATGCGCGGAGTAAAAACCCGAGACTCTTTGTGCATATTAATGCGATTGGCGATTTCCCGATACGCCCACATGTTGAACGTAGCACGGGTCTCGTATATTGTGGTCAACCTTTCCAAATCAAAACCACTGTTAAGAATCAGTTTCTCAATGTACGCCTTTTCGATCGGCAGCAAGTTTAGAACATGCTTGCCCATATCGTGGATTGTTCCTGCTTTTTCTGACACACGGTAGGGCACACCGTCGGGTGTAAACATGGAACCATAGGCGCCAAACTGTATCCAGGAAGAGGAGTCTACGGAGTACCAGGGGTATCTTTCCATAACGCGAACCGACGTGATACCAAAGGCGTGGAGCTTTGTCTTAGGGCGACCCGAGCCGTCAATG